GTCTGCGTATCGTCAAAGACAGGGCTACGAGTCGCATCGTCTATGCCGACCAGATATTTCTCGCCGTCAATACGCTGATCGTCTATATCTTTTAATGTAGTGCTGAGTGCTTTTTTTATTTCTGCCATACCGTCTCCCTATGAGAAATACGAAGCGCCAGCATAATTACGCTGGACACCGCCAGTTGTTTCTTCGTCTTTATGCAAGGTTATGGTTCTACTAGATGTTAATATTTTCCCCTGAAATTCTATAATAGCCCAAGCACCTTTATCGGCGGCATCTGGGTCTATACTTATATCAAAATCGTTAAATACAGCACCTGCTATTCCAACATCAGTCCCACCTGTTGAACTAGCCTGTATAAACATACGAAGTCGTCCTGTTCCCCCTGCACTTTCTTTCATTCTACAGCGACAATTTAAAGTTACTATATTTGCGGGAATCCAAATTTCTACTTCCGCCATTTTAGTCCAAACATCTGTACTGCCGGGAGCAATTGCGGCCTCTACTACTCTTATGACGGTTGTTTCTAAAATTCCCGGCGCACCTGATTCTCCCGCCGCCATAGCCGCAAAATTCGCCTGTAACTGCGTCATTTTTGTAGAGGTCAATTTCGACCCAAAGCTAAATGTGAGTGCATTCCACGCCATTAGTCGCCCCCTGTCACAAAGTCATAGACTTCATCGCAATGTTTTGGGCAAAGGCCGAGACTATCAGATCCAGTTTTTTCATCGAGCCTTCCTTTCACCGCGCCCCAACCTTTCCAACCTTCATTGACCTTCGTTTCTTTTTTTTCCTCAGAACATCCTTTAAAATTACAATAAATCGTTCCTAAAATAGTCATAATATCCTCTAAAGTAAAAAGTTATAATCCTGATCCAAAAGTCCATTCACATCATCATCCAAAATAAAGGCTTGGAGATTACCCTGCCCTCGTCCAAAACCCTCATCGACTAAGAAAACCATTTCTTTCTTTTCAAAGTCAATCTCCATTCCTTGTATCATAAACAGCTTATTGCTCATAGAGTAAACTTGGGAAGTATATTGCAAAGCATCCGGCGCGGTAAGATTTAAAAACTCCAACGGCGCGGGGATTCTTCCCTGTAGATTCGGTTGACTTCTTTTTGAGACTGTCCGTTGTGCCATATTAAGAGCGTGAACACTATTTATATACCAGACATTTGTTTTCTCAAGCGTTCTTTCCGTAAGGCCATAAGAATTGACCGAACTGCTATCTTGTTCTGAAATCGTACCCGCCCAAGTCTTACTCGTAGCATCATATCCATAAGATACGTTCATTTTGTTTATCATTTCTTTAGCTGTTAAAAGAAATTCAACAGGGCGAGTCGTTGAACCATGACTCATTTGGGCTGTAACGCTCTGCGTCCCTGTCCATCTAAAGTAATCGAGTTTATTATCCCCCTCGTCATAAATGAATGAGTCCGTCAACTTCGCAAGATCGTTTAATATATCGGTTACGGTATCGCCCTTGAACTCCGCGTTTATAAGTACAGAATCATTATCAAACCCTGTCCACCATTCGAACCAAGTGGGATAATCAACATCGGGGTTTGAACTGGACTTAACCGCGCTCAGTCCTCCGAAACTGCTTTGCATCCACCAAGCCAAATCAGCAGGGTTTACATCGGTGTTGACAAAACTAACAGGGCTCTCATCCGTTCCAACTTCAACCTCTGCAAGCCGTGAAACCCTATCTTCAAAAGTTAATTTCGCGGTTCTTTCATTGAACCCTACTTTTGTTAAATCGCCCTTGAAGAAAGTAACAACGTCTCTGCTTCCCGCGCCGTCCGAAAATCCCCATTCGAATTGACCAGACTTATGGAATCGAGTCTTGTCCGTCATTAAATCATTGAAGGTTTGGGAAACATTCTCAAGTTCAATAACGTAACTGATGCCGTTAACTTCTCGAAAATCTCTCGATATAGTCGGAAATCCACCAGTTACAAAAACCGTAATCTCCGAATTATTAAATGTGAAAACGCTCTCGATTGAAGTGACGCGAGACGCTTCCATCTTGCTTTGAAATAAACTCGTAACATCTAAAGTCATATCGTCTCAAAAACGATCTCACCTTGATAGAAATTCTCATACGGCTTGACCGCGCTAGTTAAAGGTTCTTGTGTATTTGTAATTCGAACATCGTAATAACTACTCGGAGAATCGCTATCAGGGATGAGCCTTAAATCCATAATATTCTGCGCCCAAGAATTAACGAGCGCGCGATCCCCTGACGATACCCAAGACATAGGCATCTCGAATTTCTCAAACTCTCCGGGTTCTTGATAACTTTTGAGCGAACCGTTACGCCTTCTTTGATGGTGAATATTTATCCAAGTTTTCTCTTGAGTAGTACCCCAACCCGGAAAAATATCTATATATGAATTGACCGGACCGACTTGCCAATTTCCCATTAAAAGAACGCCTCTCTCTTTTTAAGGGTTGTAGTATGCCCCTGCTCCCCCAAGATGTTTAATTCGTCCAAAATCTTCTTTGCAAAGTCTCTATAGAAAGACTGAGGCGCATTCAGAAGCGACTCATCTAGTTGCGCACCGGGGAGGATATTTAAGTTCTTGACTGCAATATTGTTACCAGTATTCCCCATTAACTGAACAGGGACTTTACCTCCCCTCATTGGAATAACGGCCTCTTGTCTTGCTGGATTGTCTCCAATAATAGCAAGCGTGGGACTTGTAAACACCCCGCCGTTAGCGGCGCTAACTGGATTAAGACCGCCGGGTACGATCCCGCCTTTAGCAAAACCGAAAATCTTTCCTATGCCACTTAGAATACCGCCCCCGCCTCCTAACCCTCCTGTCAACAGAGAGAAGAAAACTTTTTCAGCGAGCATCCTTGCAACCATAGATAGGAACGATTTAAGAATATCCTTAAAGAATCCTTTCAGAGCATCCGCAAAGCTCTTACCCTCGACAATAGATTCAGCGACCATATCGCCAAAAGCATCTCTACTATCTATCCAAATATCTTGAATAGTTGTTCCTACATCGGTAAAACTACTCTTGACGAATTCGGCGAAGGCACTAATAGCCGGAGTTAATGTCTCATTAGCATCAAGAAAAGCCTGAACGTGTGCATCAAAGAGAGTTATTCCCTGTAGTTTAATTTTCTCGCCTACTACAAAGAGAGCTTCAATTTGCTCTAAGAGAGCTTGAATCTCTGGACTGTTGGCGGCATCACCCATCGCGCCCTTTAAAGTTGCGAAGGTTGCCGAGAATCCATCCCCTATTGCGCTGAAATTATCGCTCATTGATTTGACAATGACTTCGACATTTTTACCGTTTGCCTCCCAAAGCTCCTTGAAGGTCTTAGCCGGAGCTACGATCTTATCTTCAATTTTAAACTCAAACATTTTAGGTAAAAAGATATTGGCGGCTGTAGCAAGCTCGCGCATAAGAGTTATAAACGCGAAACGAATTTTACCTCCTATGAACTGAAAGCCTACAGCTAAAGGAGAGAATATTATCGCCCCGGCTTTAAGAGAGATTACACCCATCTGTATAAGCATATTACCGAACCCCTGTAACATTTCAACCGCAAAGATAGCGGCATTTCCTAAGAGATTCTCAAAGAAATCAAAATCTTGGAAATATCTGAAAAAGAGGGCTTTCATGGTATCGAGAGACAATTTTAATATCTCAGGCAAGAGCACAAAGGCTTTCCCTGCCTTATCCGCAAATGCGCCAATATCTTCGGCGGCTTGAATAACGAAAGGAGAGAGAGCCGCGCCTATGACAACGCCCAAGTCCTTAATACGATTCCAAGCGATTTTGAGCTTGCTATTCATAGTGTCATATCGTTTTTGAGCTTCTATAGTTAGAGCGGTATTCTTTATCCATGCTTCACTTGATGCTTCTATAGCTTCGCGCATTAAATCGCCCGCGCCGGATGCTCTAAGCAAAGTATCTCTGACGCGTACATTTGCAAAGCCAAGATTTTCAAGAACTTTAAAAATATCTTTACCAGAATCGGAAACCCTGTCAAGACCTTCAACAAAATCAACCAAAGCTCCGGCGGCATCCGTTTCGAAACTCTTTTTAAAATCTTCCGCGCTTATCCCTGCGACTTCGGCAAAATCTTTTAAAGTTTTCCCCCCGCTTTTGGCGGCCTTTGCAATTTCCACCATGACACGCTGGAAGGCCGTACCGCCTCTCTCAGCGCGGATACCAACACTTGATAGAGCCGTTGAGAAACCTAAAATCTCTGCTTCACTCAAACCGATTATCGTACCAGCACCTGCAAGTTGTAAGGCCATATTAACAATCTCGGCCTCAGTCGTAGCAAAGTTATTGCCGAGCTCAACAATAGCCGAACCCATATTACTAAATTGATCTTGTGAGAGTTGAGTGATATTAGCAAGTCGCGCTAAAGCAGTAGCCGCCATATCGCTTGAAAGATTCGTTGTATTGCCGAGATCAACCATCGTCCGCGTGAAACCTAAGATATTCTCTTTCTGAATACCTAGCTGTCCGGCGGCCTCAGCGACTTTTGAGATTTCAACCGTTGACGCGGGTATTTCTTTCGCCATCTGTCGGATAGCATCGGAGAGGATTTTAAATTCAGCCTCTGTAGCATCTACTGTTTTACGAACCCCCGCAAAGGCGCTTTCAAAACTAGCAAAAGCTTTAACGCTGGCAAGCCCCAAAGCGACAAGAGCAACCCCGGCGATCTTTGCCGTTTTAGCAACTTTAACAAGAGAGCCGCCTATTCCCTTTAGGACTCGCGTTGCGCTATCTTTAGCGGTTATTATTATCTCAACGGTATTAGCCATGAGTCCCCTTCTTAGTATCTTTCTGAATCTCAATCAGTAAAGCGTCTATCTCTGGAATCGTTAATTGATATAGATCGTCTTTACTCCATCCATACCGAGTGGCGAAAATATGAAGAAGTCCTAACCATCTTGACTTGCTGATTCTCCCCCCGGTGCAATAAAATTTATAATACCTTCGAGAGTATCTTTATCGGTTAGGTCAATGTGAGCGCCGACCCATTTTAAGTCTATAGGTTCTTCACCCTCTGGGTTTGCTTTATTGATAACCAGATAAAAAAGCGTTCTTATATCCCGAAGTTTGCTTTTGCCTTGAGCGAGGGCTGTCATATTTAAGCCGTGTTCCTCCTCGCCGTCAATCATGTCATTCAAATCTAAGGGCTTCAAATGGAATTCTTTACCACCAAATTCAAGAATTCCTTCGTCTTTGCGGAGCCTCATTTTTGCCATTGTTATATTCTCCTTAGTTAGTTGGCATACACCGTTCTTGAGTTCACGAGTGTAGCCTCGAATCCATAAGATGAAGTCGTATTAAACTTCCCATTACCTTCAAAAGTAGCCTGTAGTCTGTTCGGCCCAGCCATAGGTGCTTCATAGGTCATATAAAGAACGTTCGGAAGATCAATTAAGAGATTCTCAAATTGACCCGCGCCGTCAAGTTCGTTCACGCCCAAAATATTCACAAGGAAACGCTGTTGAGCAGAAGCGCGGAAAATGTCATATTCGGCTTGTGAACAGAAATCAACGGTTCCGCTTATGCCGTAAGTCCTATCACCAGCCCTCTTATACTTTGCGTGTCGCCTCGTAGCGTTCAGAGTGGTAACGCCCTCGATATTGTTGTTGATAGATATGGAAATATCTTCCATATCCGCATTTGCGGCCCCAGCGATTGATATACTTGCCGCATCCCATGTCCAAGGCGTTTCGTCAAGAGGAGCCGCCGTGAGCGGATCCATAAGACTTGATACTCTAGCGAGGATATTAGCTGTTGCCTTTACAAATCCACCACCTGCAATCTCAAGCGTAAGGCCATTTATAATGGCATCCGTAAACTGGTAAGAACTTCCAACATCTCTAAATATTGAAAGAGTGAACGGAGGAAGCGCGCATAAAGCCTTATCAAAATCCGTCTGCCCCGGTAGAAAGTGATGCTCATAACCAGATGATACCGCCGTGACGGAATGCTGACCTGTTACGCCTCGGAGAAAATGGCCTACCATTATCGGATGAGCTTCCATGACTATATCGCCAGCTACTGTTAAAAGCCCTTCCCTTGAAGGCGATTCCTCAAACCGCTGTCTCATATTCTCCTCAAGCATCTGCTCAAGGTTTGTCGTTAAAGACTCGCTGATAACTGGTACAAAGTCGTAAGAGCTTGTCGCCGTACCAAACGACTGCTGTGCTGATATTCCTAAATGTCCTTGCCTACCGTATCCCATTATTTATCGCCTCCTTTTGTTTTTTCTTTCGGTTCTTTGGTCGCGGATTTCACCTGTTCCGCGATTCCCTGTTTGATTAAATTGTTTGCAATCTCATTAGGGACATTCTGCGTCTCGCTTTCTTTAGTGATTCCAGTAATTCCTTGAACATCCAATCCTGACCTTAAAAATTTGATCTTCATAAAACCTCCTTACTCTCTTATTTCGCATCTGAGTTTTAAAGTAACTCCCTTAAAGAACCCTATTTCTGAATCACCGCCCCGACCTTTTCCTTTTGCATTTTCAAAAGTTCCGCCCTTAAACCAAATCATCTTGACCATACCATCCATGGCTCTATTTGCTTTTATCACGGTCTTAACTGTTTTTAAAAGCTCATCGCGCCTTCGGCAAGCTTCTGGATTTTCAAGATTGAATTCATAGAGGACAAGCTCAAGGTCGAGAAAAGTTCTCATTTTCCCGCCGATAAATTCAACCTCTGCCGGAGTTTCCCAATCATCTAAATAAATCCCAATAAAAGGAACGCTATCCGTTAACTGACTTAGATTTTCTTCTACCAGTATTGTAGTATCAATATCATTGATTCTCGAAGTTCTTGCGTCTTTTTTTAAAATCTCCGCAA